GCGACATTGAGCTAAGCAAATCGGACGCTGATTTAGTAAAGGAAAAGGTAAAGGCAAAAGGCTTTACTGTGCTTGTTTTAGGGCCGCTTTACGAGGCTTTAAAAGAAAAGTAATGGTAAACCATCACCGACAATTTAGAGGGCTAGAAATAGCCCTTTTTTATTTCATATTAAATGCCTTATTTTTGATAAACGAATTAATTAAATCTAATGCACCACGTCCCTCCATTTGAACAAGTTTTAGGCCTAGGAATTATTGGAACGCTTGCCTCCATTATTGATATGAACGAAAGCCTTAAATTTCTTATTCTTTTACTGACGTTTGTCGGTTTGATTATTAAAGTATGGGAGCAAGTAAAGAAAAGCGAGTTTTTCTTAGAGGATGTAAAAGGGATTTGGCGCAAAATATTTAAAAAGTAATGGCAAAAGCGGTACAAGCAACTAAGCCAAATTCATTTGGCAAGCGAAGGAACGGAAAAGCTAAAAAAGCCTATTCTAAAAATGAGCAAAAGCCAAAAAGATATCGTGGACAAGGACGCTGAAAGATCAAAATACATCCGCCTAGGAATTTGGGCGGTTTTTTTAATTGTAGTCGGCGGAGTTGCTGCCTACTTTCTACCGGAGCATTCCGTTGGGTCATTCTTTGACCTACTTAAAACTATTGTAACCTCTTTAATCCTATAATGGAAATAAAAAGAATCTCGAGGAATTTGCATCAAATTAACCTCGACCAAAAAGAGTCCAAAATTGCTTTATTATCTGACATCCATTGGGATAATCCTAAATGTGACCGAGAGAAGCTAAAGCGCCATTTAGAATACTGCAAAGAGCAAGAAATGCCAATATTTATAAACGGCGATTTCTTTTGCTTAATGCAGGGTAAATACGACCCAAGGAGAAGCAAAAAGGACGTATTGCCCGAACATAATAAGGCGAACTATATTGACGCGGTAATTGAGGATGCCGTAGATTGGTGGACACCTTACGCTAACTTGTTAACTGTTATTGGATACGGAAACCACGAGACTGCGATTATAAAAAACTTAGAAACCGACCCTTTGCAAAGGTTTGTCGATTTACTGAATTACACAAACGAGACTAGCGTATATACTGGCGGTTATGGTGGTTGGTTAGTCATTAAAAAGCAACTAGAAACGAATACCTACATTTCTAAAATGATGAAGTATTTCCACGGATCAGGGGGGGGTGGGGTAGTCACTAAGGGAGCTATTAACTTGACGCGTGCGCTGGAGTTGTACGAAAATATGGACATATTTATTATGGGCCATATTCACGAAAATTCCAGCCGTAACGATGCTAGAGATACCGTACAATATAATCCAGGTAAACACGCTCATCAAATAATACAAAAGCAAATTCACCTTGCAATAACTGGCGCTTATAAAGAAGAGCATGAGGATGGCTTTGGAGGTTGGCACGTTGAACGTGGAGCGCCTGTCAAGCCTACTGGAGGCAGAATTTTAACCTTGGAAGGTCTTCGAATTAGAACCAAGGATAATGACAATTGGGAATTATTGGTAGACAGTTGTAAATTTCCGTTATGAAACTTTCGACAAACTTTAGCCTTAACGAATTTTCCAGCGCTGATGGTACGGCGCCAACAAATGACGTTCTTAAAAACTTGACAGAGTTAGCCAAAAACTTGGAGGCTCTACGTAAAAATTTAGGTCAGCCAATACGTATAACTTCAGGATTTAGGAGTAAGGAACATAACGCAAAAATTGGTGGAGCTTTAAATAGTTACCACGTCCTAGGGATGGCTGCCGACATTCAAGTTGCAAAGATTAAACCTGAAGACGTTGCAAAGGCAATAGAGTTGCTAATAAAAGATGGTAAAATGAAAGAGGGTGGATTGGGAATTTATAAGACTTGGGTTCATTACGATATTAGAGGAAATAAAGCACGCTGGAAAATATGAAAGTAGTATTAGAGTTTGATTTGCCTGACGATGAATATGATTTTCAAGCTGCTATAAATGGCAAAAAGCTAAAGGGAATCTCCTACGATTACGATGAGAAGTTAAGAAGTATACTTAAGTACAATGACCTTACAGATGAGGAATATCAGACATATCAGAAATGTAGAGATATGTTCAGAGAAATGTTTTACGATGAAAACTTATTTATTGAGCAATGAAAGAGGTACTAGATGACGAGCGCAAACGAATTGCAATAATTGCCTTTTTAATTGGTGTCCTTTTGACTTTTGTCATTTACCCAAAGCCTGAGCAAGAGACTGTCTACAAATATGAAACCGTGACAAAAACGGACACTTTGATGGTAGAAGTCAAAGACACAGTTTATGTGCCGAAAAAGTGGATAAAATCACAGATTATTAGGGATACAGTACTAATCGATTTTAAGCCACAAATTAGCCAGTTTAAGACCACTTTACCTTTTGAATATGGTAACACCTATGTAAGCGGAGAAGTCCTCGGAGAAGTGCTTAAAATGACCGCTACGAACGATTATAAGATACCCGTGGTGACAAATACTATTACGGAGACAAAAACTGAGACAATCGTTAAAAAAGCGAAAGGAATTTACCTTGGTGTTGGTGTTAATTCATTGATCCAGCCGAGTGCATCGGTTTCCTATTTGGACAACAAATATTTGTTTAGCTATCAATATCAACCTTTGGAAAAAGTTCACCAGATAGGAGTTTCTAAAAAGTTATTCTAAAGGTTAAAAAAAGTTCCCAATATGTGAACTTATAGGTTTTTATTCGGATAAATTCCGAATTGCTTGTTACCTTTTTACATAAATCCGTAACAACCGTCTCCATTTTGTCGACATTTGACCTTATTTAGGTTTCACGATGTCTTGAAGCTGACCCCAAATAGCTTCGCTTAAATCACCCCAATACATATCACATTTTCCGTCCTTAATTGGTGGCTCTGTAAAATACGATTGCCAATACTCGCTTGGCTTAGCGGTAAATCGGTAGCAGCTTTCTTTGTAGGGGCAATTTGTACCCAGGCACATGGTTATGTCCGGACTCATTCGTAGGTTTCTTTATAGTATTCTAATCCTGTTTTAAACTTATCATTCCATTTTCCATCATAATAAGCTTTTTCAATCTGCTCTTTCTCTGCCTCAATTAATTCGTACAATAATCTCTCAACCTGCTGAAGATGATGAATAGTATGCTTGCCCATTAAATTATCATATAATGATATTGCTTCGATTTTTATTCTAAGCGATTCAATGGCATGTTGTATTGCCGTCTGTTTCATATTTTTCTTTATAGATTTGTTCAAAGGTTGCATCACTTGGGAATGGAATAAAGAATCCATCCTGATAAAACTCCTTCATCTGCTGCTTCTCCATCTCTTTGGCTTTATTGCATTCCTCTCGATAAGCCTTTGGTATTTCAGGATAATCTTCTGCAATTTTCTTAATAAACCATTCTACTGCCGTCTGTTTCATACTTATTCTTTTATTATTTTTAGCAATACCAAATAACCAATCAAATCGTTTATAACATCCTCATCGTCTCGCTCTAAGCTTCCGTTTTTAATCCTTTTTAGCTTGTCATCAATTCGAATCAGTAGTCCCTCTTTTGCGGACAACTGACTAAACACGCCAAGAGGCTCAAGAGCTGAGTTACCATACTTACGATTTTTGTCGATAAGCATTTTATGAATCTGCTCTAGGACTTCTTCTACTTGGATTGCAAATGGTGGTATCATATTGTTTTGATTTTTAAGTCAGGTCAGGCTATGATCCTGCACGCACATCTAAGGTTATCTCAATGTGCCATTACTTTTACAAGCAGTTCCAATGTGCGTCTACCAATTCCGCCAGCTGACTATAAAAATGAATAGATGGGTCGCTCATCTCCATTGTCTGCATTCCTTTGAGTGATTAACTCAACAGCTCTATTCATAGTAGTCAGGACAGGATTCGAACCTGTAATATGAAGTTATTCCCGATTACCCTCGTTATTACCTTCATCCCTATTGAGTGGAGGGATTATATTTGACACCTTTCCGCCACCTGACTAGTTACTATAATTCGACACTAATTGTCACATTGTGCCAAAAATTCCTTAAATGATTTAAACTTCTCTGATTTTAAATACTGGCTAGTCGTAAACTTAGACCTTCCTTTTTTAACCAGTAACCCATCTGAAAAAAGAACATAGAATTCGTTTTCAGCTACTATTTCGTTAAACTCTAGGTACTCAATCCACCACTCACTAGGTTTGAGGTTTTCATCGAGTACCTTGGTAGCAGATAGGTATCCAAATGGATTGAGTACTTGAGCTTCTTCCATTATTTAAAGAATCGTTTGATTACACTTTCTTTTTGTTCTATATGCAGATGCAGCTTATGCATTAATATTCCCATAAGCTCTATTGCAATGTGATTTTCTATTTCAACTACATTTTCTCCGTAGTCGATAACCAAGTTTCCTGATTCGGAATCGACATGAAAGTCCAATTCTTCGTATTTATATTTTATCATTTGTAATTGTGTTGTAAGTGTCTAGTAATAAGCTGTAGCGTAATAACGTATCTAGTATTCTCAAGCAGTTGGGTAAGTCTAGGCTCCACAATGCCACTAAAGTGGTTAAAGAATATCTCTCCAGCTTCGGTATGGTCTTCCATGTCAAGATGTACTTTTAAGCCATTGTTTTGGCAGCATACGCACGATCTAACTGCTCTTTTAATTTGTTCGTTTGAGTATTTCATCAATTTTAATATTTAAGTAAGTGACGAAAATAGCAACCACGAGTGCAAAAATCCCTAGAGACTTAGAAATCAAATATAGGCAGCTCATAAAACTCCACGCTACATTTACAAATTTAAGTAACTGAAACAGATGCCTTTTCATTTCGGTGTAAATTTAATAGGATGTGATATTTCATTTCCATTAAAGTCTAAGAGTTTGCCGTTCATTTCGAAGTGTACCTCCATGTGCTTATTCTTATAGTTCTGAATCATGAGCTTTATTTTGTCTTGGACATCTTCAATGGAGAGAAACTCTCCATATCCGATATCTTGCCAATCTGTATATTCATTAAAGTTATTAATAAACCTACGCTTAAGGATAAACTTAGAATGGGAGGTCGTTGCTTTCTTTCTCGGCATATTGAGCTTTAGATTGATGCGCTTGCTTTTTTTCTACTACCATTGCTGGTTTTCCATCAGACCAAAATACTTTGCCTGAACCTGTCCAGAATTTAGGCTTTTTAGCCTCTCTGTCCTCTTTTGTCTGTGAGACATAGGATTGCACATTCTGTCCGTAATCGTTCGCCTCATCGTTCATTGAGATGGTTAGAGAGACTCCTTTTAAACCCTTTGCCTTAACGGTGGTAAGTAGGGTTTCTAGTGTTTCCTGCTTAAGGAAGATTTCTGATAAATTTGCCATTGTTTTGTTTGTTTTTGTTTTGTCTTGTAATATTAACTTATTGATTTATTGGATAAAAGAAAATTTTCATATTTTTTATAGAAGTCATCAAAGTTTTTGACTATCCAGTACTGACCTCCAGATTTTTCGATAGCTTCTTGATATATTTTTTGGTGTTCTGACTGCCTGTCTGCACCTATCTTTACCTCTATCTTTACCGACATTCCTAAGATTGTAGCTGATATATCCGCTGATCCCTTAGTTGCTGTTGACTTACCCCATGTCATTGAACCTATGGTCTTGGTTCTTCCTATTACATCGGTTACTTGTTTCCGGTTATCTATTGGCCTACCCATAGTGTTAATACGCTCTGCTTGATATCCGCTAAGCTCTAGGAACTCCTTGACGCATTTGGTTAGTCCATTGGCTGTCTTATCCTCGTACTTTGGTGCTGAAATAGCATACTTTGGCACGTTTGGATAGGATTCTAGCATCGAATTTTTTTTTAGCTGTTTTAGAATGTCTAGTGGTTTCATATAGAAAGTTGCTTATCAAGTTGATTGTATTGTTCGATCGCCTTAAATATTTGATAAACTACTTGTGGGACGATTGCGTTTCCCCCGGCTTTGATTGATTCGTTTCTCCATTTAGGAAAGGTAATAGAGTCCAGTCTATCGGAAATCCCATCATCTCCATCACAAATTGGGGATTGAGTTGGGAAGTTTTGCCAGGAATTCCGTTTGTTAATCCGTGCATTTGATTTACTAAAGAAGTCCCAAATTGTAATTTTTGAGTTGGCCTTGTTATGCCTCCATTCTTGTCCGATGCAGTTGGAGTATTCAGCATTTTGTTTATCCATCCCGATTTGTGTTCTAAATGTCTCAGAGAAAAATTCTTCTCTTGAACTGTGCTCACAAAATCCGAGGCTTGTGGAGTCGGAAGTAGTCCCCTCAATGCCATTTGGTCTAAGGGCATCGTAAATGGTTTGTGACCCTTCTGAATTAATCTCTCCATTCTCTCGTCGTATTTGTCGAAGCTCTTTTGCTCCCTTGCTTGCGCTAGAGGAGTAGGCAACAAACCAAATTCTGTCTCTTCTGTGGGGTGCGTTAACGGCACAAGCTGGAAGTAAAAACGGTGTGACTTCGTAGCCTTCAGCTTCCAGGTCAGCCTGCACTTCGTCGAATACCAACCCTCCGTTCAAATTAGTAAGCCCGCGAACGTTTTCGCCCACAACCCAGGTCGGTTGAATCTCTCGAATTGTTCTAAGCATCTCAGGCCAGAGGTGTCTCGAATCCTCTTTTCCAAGTCTCTTTCCTGCGGATGAGTATGGTTGGCATGGGAATCCACCTGTAAGGATGTCAATTGATCCTCGGTGAATAGTGAAATCTGTCTTGGTGATATCATTGTATGTTATTGCTTTAGGCCAGTAATATTTTAAAACTTTTTGTCCGAATTCATTCCATTCGCAATGGAAAACATTTTCCCATCCAATCCACTCTGAGGCTAAATCAAAGCCTCCAATACCTGAAAATAAAGAGCCGTGTCTCATATAAAATAGGGGGGGGGGGTAGGTAAATTAGAAGGGTAAATCAAAAACTTCTAGATGTATATGTGGTTTCTTGTAATCTGTTCCAAACCTGCATAGATATTCAAATGCAAGTACCCTATTTGCTTCTCTCATTTTTAGCCATATCCCTTGGGTATAAGTCTTATCGTACTCCCCAGGTCTTGCTTCAATAAATTTATCCCAAAATACATCAAATGGGATTTCCGATATTTCGTCTAGTGCTTCAATCATTTTTTTAAGTGTTTATAAATCGTTGTTCTACTTACATTTAGTAACTCTGCTAACTCAGAGCGGTTGAAATCTGGGATGGTCTTATTAATCATCTCGATTTTCTTTTCTATGGACTCATTTTTCATCGACCTAATTATTTCACTAAGCTCATTGGATTCCAAACTGCTAATCTTAATCTTCTTTGACATTGCGATGAAGTAGTTGCTTAACTTTTCTGCCTTTAGTAAAGATTCCTTAGTAACAAAGTCAAAATACTTTCCGGTCTCGAATGACCAAAGCGTATTAATCAACAGAGCAAATCTAGGCACATAAGCTTTCTGCTTACTCAACATTGACTTAACATATTCTGAGATATCATCAGAGTTCTGCAAATCTGTGATATTGTTAAAGATACGCTCCCACTCAATATCTGCTTTGCTATCAAATCGAATGATTCTACTCTCGATCTCTCCAAACTTATTGTACTGCAAAACTTGGTTTCTCACTAGGTTATAGAACTGACTAATGTAAGCCTCGTACCAATCCAATATTTCTTGATCAATAGAGTTCTTGTTGTAGTGTTCAATCTCTTTGTCGGGATAACTTACTAGCAATCGGTCTAGGAATCCATTGTCTTTGTTTTCCATGGTGGAAATCTGAGAAAATATTCCAGGTTGTATACCACCAAGCACCGGTATCAATGGACTCGCAACAAAACTACTTTTTGCAGACTTTCTAGTTAGAATAGCTGCTTGGTTAGACCAACATGAGAGCCAAAATTCGAGATCAGAGCCAGGCTTATATTTATTCATGTCCTTGATCCACCCGTTCAACTCATCCTTAAATACCGCAATTCCTACTTGATTTTCCTCGTGCAAATCCGCCAAGGCTTCTACGGTGATGTCATTTACAATTAGCTGCTTTCTTACCGGCTCCTTAATTTCCTCTACATCCTTTTTTTCCTTTGCAGTCAATCGCTCAAATTCCTTGTACTTTTTGTATTCGTTTTGGTAATGCTTAATCTCAAAACTATTTTTCTTAGCAATCGGGAAGATAATGGCATTTATACTAGGTGTTTTTCCTAGTCCTGCCTTGCCTATTAATCCGATCCAGATGTTGCAAGATTCCATCCAGCCAGTTTTTACCTCTACCTTGCAAGCGTTTCCAATACAAAGAGACAAAAGCCAAAGCAATGAACATCCCATGTAGTCAATAGAATGATTAAGTGTTTTCTGATTTAACAGAATATAACTCTGCAATGAATCTGGAAACACATCAATCGGGAATATTAAATCCTCCTGTGGAATCTCAATTTTCTCTATTTCTACTTTACGAATCTTTCGCTCGCCATAGCCTTCCTTGTACAGCTCCTTAGCAGCCATTGAGAAGTCTCCATTGAAGTATTTGTAAGCGTAGATACTAAACGGAGTTAAAGGTGTCTCATGAGGGTAAATCGTGGCCGTAGTGAAGAGATAACACAATCCGCTATCCTTGTATATAAATCCATGCAAGGCATCCTTAGAATTAGTTTTTCTTATCACTATTCGATCCGTTAGGTGCTTAACTGCGGTAAACTCATTTGCAATTAAATCTAGCACCTTGTTTCTTTGATTGTAATCTTGCCAAGGAGTAAGTCCGCTATACTCTGTATTCTCAATCTTAGTTTCTTCCTTGGCTTCATCGTAGTGGAAGTACCGGCACAATCCAAACAGAATATCTCTTTCTTCTTCGGTGATCTCCTGCACTTGCTCATAAGACAAATCAGATATTTGGTTGTCGTAGATGTAAATGTATCCACCTGTGCCCCTAGTTTCAATCAAGGCTTGAGAATGTCCCTTGAGTGTTGCAAGCTTTCTGTTTCCCTCTACCTTTGAGCATCGGTAAATAATATGGTATCCCGAATTTATAG